GGACAATTACACCGGATTCGGTGGGATCAGCGCGCCTGCATGGGCTGACGGGATGATCGGGTCGGTTGACTCGACGCTCGGCGCCGATGCGTCGCTTGCGGTCGCTTACAAGATTCAGACGACGGCGTCGGCAATCAGTGCGGGGTCGTTCGCCCTTGCTGGCGGCAGTGCGCTGGACGTTTCGTTGTGTGTGGCGCTGCGTGCTGCGGCCGGCGCTCCGACGATTCAATTCTTTCAATACAACTGGCCGCATCAGCGGCATTCGAGGCTCTGATGGGCAGAATGTATAGCGTCCCGTTCGACAACCTGAGCGTGACCAATGACAGCGATCAGGACATTTTCGAGATCGTCAACGGCTCGACGGTATCGCTGATCCTGCATCAGTTCGAGCTGTACAGCGCCACGACAAGTGACGAGCGCGTGAGGCTGCGTTTGCTGCGGCGGTCCACGACCGGATCGGGTGGCACGGGATCGACTGAGGTGGCATTGGACGGCGGCAACACTGTTGCTGCGGTGGCTGCCGTGTCGCAGCTTGTGACCACGCCCGGCACTGCCGGCGCGATTCTCAAGAGCTGGTACTGGTCGCAGCTTTCGCCGCTGGTGTACCTGCCGACTCCCGAAGATCGCGTCATTGTCAGCCCGTCCGGGCGGCTGTGCCTCAATCTCCAGACGGCGGTTGGCTCCACCCGTAACTGGAGCGGCTACGTCGTGTGGGAGGAAGTCGGCTAATGGCTGCCGGCGATATCACGCTGTTCAACGAGTTCAAACTTGATGTCGGCTCGAAGGTCCACAACCTCGCGTCCGACACGTTCAAGCTCGCGCTGCTCAAGAACAGCATCACGCCGGCCGCTTCGACGGCCGACCCTCGTTATGGCGCTGGCGGCACGACGAACCTGACGACCTACGAAGTGACCCCGGGTGGCAACTACTCTGCGGGCGGGGTCACGCTGTCGTCGGTGACATGGACTGAATCGAGCGGAACGGTGACGTTCGATTGCGCCGATATTTCCATTTCGAGCAACGGCAGCAACCCCAACAATGCCCGGTGGGGCGCGATCTACAACAACACCAGCACGGGCAAAGAGGCGGTCTGTTTCGTTGATCTCGGTGGTGTGACGGACCTGACGGCGGGTGCTTTCTCGATCACCTGGAACGCATCGGGCGTATTCAGCTTCGCGTGACATGGCGGACGCACAGGGCAGCCGTGGCGATTGACCGCACCACACAGAGAATCGAGCGGCTGGAAAAGGCGCTTGAGACGGCCGAAGGCGACAAGCGCGCCGAACTAGAGGCCGAACTGGAGCGCCTGAAGAATGAGGCACGTATACCGCCGACCGTTTGATTACAGCGCCCCGCGTCGATTCTTCAACGTCTGGCGGGCGATCAACGCGCTGGAGGCGGCAAAAGGCTCTGCGGCGTTCACGACTTATGCCGCTGTCGTCAGTGGCTCGACGGTCACGGCGTCGGTATCCGGGGCTGGTGCAAGTCGGTTTGCGAGTGCTGGTGTATTTCGCAAGCGTTGGAACTACGCGCAGAACAACGCCGTTATCCAGTTGTTCTACACCGACTCGCAGGTGATTGACGGCCAGACCACGCAGGGCGTGTTTACCGGGCTGGCTGCGACGGTGCAGGTTGGCGCGCAGGTGCCGACCGATATCGGTGCTGAAAGCGAGACCGTGACGCTGGCGACCTATGCCGCGACGATCACGCAGCAGGCGATTCAGACGCCGACGACCGACAACATCGGTCAGTTCCAGACCTATCAGGCAACGATCACTGCTGAGTACGGCATTGGAGTGAGCCGCACGGGGCCGGCACAGGTGAAGTCGTCCGGCACCTATTCAGCGGGGACTGTCAGGGGCGCGACCCGCACGCCCGTAACTAGCACTACGCACGCAATCACGCGGCGTAAGTAGCCAGCAAGCCCGCGAGGGACTGGTGAAATGGAAAGAGGCGCACAGCCTGGGAACACGAACCGCGAGAAGCACCGCGCCTTTCGGGATGCGTTGTACGTGGCCTTGCAGATCAAGGCCGACAAGCTCGAAAAGAATCATCGCAACGATGTGCTGTATGAGATCGCGGGCAAGTTGGTAGACGCGGCATTGTTGGGCGAGCCGTGGGCGCTGAAGGAATTTGCCGATCGCATTGAGGGCAAGCCTGAGTCTCTGAAGGACGACGGCCCGGCGCAGCAGGGCGAGTCCAAGCGGCTGTTCATCAATGGCTGATATCGTTTACGACTACGCCGACGTTCCGACGATCAAGGCGTTTTCGCAGTCCGACAAGTTTATCCGTGGGCTGATGGGGCCGTTCGGTTCCGGCAAGTCGAGTGGGTGCGTCATCGAGCTGGTGAAACTGGCGGCCAAACAACCGCTGGTGAACGGCATCAGGCGGTCGCGGTTTGCGGTCATCCGCAACACGTACCAGCAGCTTCGCGACACGACGATCAAGACGTTTCTGGACTGGCTGCCGGATAGCCAGTTCGGTGAATATCAGAAGTCCTATCACAGCTACGTCATCGATAAGCTCGATCCTGAGATTGAGATCGAGGTGCTGTTTCGGGCTCTAGACAGACCCGAGCAGGTGGCGAACCTGCTATCGCTGGAGCTCACGGCGGCGTGGGTGAACGAAGCTCGCGAGATTCCGTGGGCGGTCATCAAGGCGCTACAGGGTCGAGTAGGGCGCTTCCCGTCCGTGAAAGAAGGCGGGTGTGTGCAACCCTGCATCATCCTCGACACCAATCCACCGGACGAGGATTCGTGGTGGTACGAGCTGTTTGAAGTTAACCGCCCGTCGAATGCCGAGATATTCAAGCAACCGGGCGGGCTGAGTGAGCGAGCAGAAAACAAGCGTTACCTGCCGCCGAACTACTATGAGAATTTGAAACTCGGAGCTGATCCCGAGTTTGTGAAGGTCTACGTGGATGGGGAATACGGCTATGTCCGCGATGGCAAGCCGGTTTATCCCGAGTACACGGACGGCATTCACTGCGCGCCGCTTGAGGCTGTGCAGAAGGTCGTCATCAAGCGCGGGTGGGACTTCGGCCTGACGCCGGCTTGTGTGTTTACGCAGGTGACGCCGGACGGGCGCTTCCTGGTGTTGGACGAGCTGACGGCCGACGATCTCGGTATAGGGACGTTCGCGGATACGGTGTTGCAGCACTGCGAGCAGCATTACCGGGGCTTTGCGTTCGAGGACTTTGGCGACCCTGCCGGCGACTCGAAAAGCCCGACCGATGAAAAGACTTGCTTTCAGATTCTGCGCGGCAAGGGCATCAAGATCGTTCCTGGTGAGCAGACGCTTGCCTTGCGGTTGGAATCGGTCAAGTTGCCGCTCAACACGCTGCGAAGCGGCAAGCCGCAGCTACAGATCGACCCCAAGTGCAAGAAGCTCCGCAGGGGCTTTCAGGGCCGCTATCAGTACAAGCGGGTCAAGGTATCGGGCGCGGCCGAAAGGTTCCATCACGAGCCTGACAAGAACGAATACAGCCATCCGCACGACGCTTTGCAGTACGTCGCCACCCGAGTCTTTGGTGGGGCGGTGAAGTCGCGGAACGTTAAGGATGCACCGTTGAAACTCGACACACGCGGGATCGTTTGATGCCGGACACTGAACGTCTACTCAAGGCCATAGATGCCGCCGAACAGACGGCCTATGGTTCGGAAACTGACAGTCAGTTGTCCGAGGACCGCGCGCTTGCGATTCGGTTATTTAACGGCGAGGACATCAACCCGCCTGCCCCGGGCCGGTCGTCGGTTGTAGATCGGTCAGTCTTTGAGACGGTGCATTGGGTGCTGCCGTCGCTGATCCGCATTTTTGCAAGCGGCGACGATATCGTTGAGTTCGAGCCTGTCGGCCCGGAGGACGAGGAAGCGGCCAAGCAGGAAAGTCAGTATCTCAACTACAAAATCACGCAAAAGACGCCGTGGTTCAACATCTGCCAAGAGTGGTTCACTGACGCCCTTGTGACCAAGAACGCCTATTGTTGGGCGTACATGGACAAGCGCGTTGATGTGTCGGTCGAGCGTTACGACAATCAGACGCTCGAAGGGCTGACGCTGATGACGCAGGACCCTGACGTTAAGATCGTCGGGGCCGAGCAGACGCCCGAGGGGCTAATAAACGTCGAGATTCGCCGCAGTCAGACCAAGCCGCAACTGTCGCTGTGCGTGTTGCCGCCCGAGCGCGTGAAGGTGTCGGAGCTGACCCCATCTTGGTCGCTGCGGGACTGCGATTACTTCGAGTATTGGGACTACAAGCCCATCTCGACGCTTCGCGCGCAGGGCTACAAGATCGAGGATAGCGTAGCGGACGGGTCTGTTGCCGACACGCTCGAAGATGATGCGCGTGATGTGTACTTGGAATCCGACCGAGACTCGGCCGGCGGGACTGACATTGACCCGTCCATGCGCCGCGTCCGTGTTCGGTACATCTGGATTCGTCACGACTACGACGAGGACGGCATTGCCGAACTGCAATACGTCCTGCGCGTCGGTCAGCAGATTCTTGAGCGTGCGGAAGTTTCGAGAATCCCCGTGTCGTCGCTGGTGCCGCTGGTGCTCCCTCACCGACATGTAGGCATGTCGTTGGCAGACATCACGGCGGACATTCAGCAGATCAAAACGGACATTTTGCGGCAGGCGCTCGACAACCTGCGGTATGCGAACAATCCCGCCATCGCCTTCAACAAGAACACGGTCAACCTCGATGATGTGTTAACGAGTCGGCCGGGCCAGCGTATTCGCGTGGATGGCAGCCCGCAGTCTGAGTTCATGCCGATCAATACGCCGTCTATTTTCCCGCAGGCCATGGAAGCCTTGGGGTTCATGGAGCAGGTGCAGGAAGGGCGCACCGGCGTTAATCGCTACTTCCAGGGCACCGACCAGAACGCTCTGAACAAGACGGCTACGGGCATCCAGCAGCTTTCCACGATGGCCGCGCAGCGAGTTGAGCAGATCGCGCGCATATTCGCGTCGGGCATCGAAGAACTGTTTTCCATCTGCCATGAATTGATTTTGAAAGGCGGGCATCAGGCCGAGACGGTCAGGCTTCGCGGGCAGTGGGTGGATGTTGACCCGTCCACCTGGCGCACGCGCAAGGACATGAAGATTTCTGTTGGCTTCGCGTCAGGCAATAAGGACGCGATGATGAATCGTCTGATGATGATTGCGGACATGCAAAAGCAAGCGATGATGGGCGGGCTGCCGATCGTCAAGCCGGAAAACGTCTATCAGACGGCTATCGAGATCACGAAGGCGGCGGACTTCTCTGCGCCTGATCGGTTCTGGACCGATCCGGCAACGGTAGAGCCGCCCCCGCCGCCACAGCCTGACGCCACAGTGATTGCGGCTGAGCAGATCAAGTCGCAGACCGCATTGCAGACCACGCAGATCAAGGCTGAGACTGACTTGACGATCAACCGCGAGAAGTTGCGGGTGGAGGCGGCGAAGGCGATCAGCGCGGCAGAGCTTGAGGATCAGAAAGCGAACAACGCCATCGCGATTGAACACATGAAGGTGCAGGGCGCGGCAGAGCTTGAGAAGCACCGCGCAGAACTGAATCCGAAGGTCATCGAGACGCGGCAGAAAACGGCGACCACGGCGGGCCTTGAGCAGTTCATGACAAGGTTCTTGGAGTCGCAGGCGCAGCAGACCGAGGATTTCAAGCAAATGCTCATGCAGGCATTGCAGACGATGAATGCCCCGCGTGAGTTGGTGCGCGATCCCAAGACGGGCCGGGCGATTGGTAGTCGGGTGAGCAATGGCTAGCGGCGTGGGGTCGGCCACGCTGGACTTTGGCGCATTCCCCGGTTCCAACGAG